AGGACGCCGCGACCCCTGCGGACGTCGCCGACGGCGGCGGCACCGTCACGGGCTATGCGGCGACGTTCGACCGCGAGCCGGACTGCTACGGGGACGTGATCGCGCCCGGGGCCTTCGCCGACTCGCTCGAGAGATGGAAGGAGGTCGGAAAGCCGATACCGCTGCTCTACGGCCACAACACCCAGGACCCCAGGTACAACATCGGGGCCGTCACCAGGGCCGAGGAGGACGGGCGCGGCCTTTTGGTCGAGGCGGAGTTCGACGGCGAGAGCGAGTGCGCCCAGCAGGTGCGCCACCTCGTGAGGACCGGCCGCCTCTACCAGCTCAGCTTCGCCTTCGACGTCCTGGAGGACGGGGAGGTGACGCTCGACGACGGCGCCAAGGCCCACGAGCTCCGCAGGCTTGAGCTCTACGAGGTGAGCCTCGTGCAGATACCGGCGAACCAGCACGCGGAGGTGACGGAGGTGAAGGAGCGCGGCTCCAAGTACGGGCGGCGCAACTCCAAGGCCGACGAGGACACGATATCGCAGATAGGCGACCTCCTGGACCAGGCCAGGACGCTGCTCGACTCGCTCACGGCGGGCGACGGTGGCGGCGACGGTGACGACGGGGACGACGGGGACGACGCCAAGGGCCGCGAGGCGGCGCGTGACCTCCTCGCATACGTAAAGCGGATAGAGACGGAGGACTAGATGAACCTCAAGGAACAGCTTGCCAAGCTCAAGGAGGAGATGCTCGGGCTCAGGGAGGGAATCGAGCAGGGCGACGCCGACGCCATCGAGCGGGCGACGGGGCTCAGGGAGGAGATCGAGGCCACGCAGGCCAAGGTCGACGCTGCCGAGAGGGCCAAGGGCCTGCTCGCCTTCATGGGCAACCAGGGAGGCCGCGAGCGCGAGCCCCAGGGCATGAGGGCCAACACTCTCGGCCAGCGCGTCGCCAGGGACGTGGTCGGGAAGGCCGTGCGCGGCGAGCGCAACGACATCATCGTCTCGGCCACGAAGGCGAACGGCATCCACACGCTGCCGGCCGCGCTGGCCCCCGGCGGGACCGGACCGAACGTGACCTTCGACACGAACGTCGTTGAGGGCACCGCGCGTCGCCAGCTGGTGATGGAGGACCTCCTCGGCTCCGAGACCATCGAGGGCAACACGCTCACCTACTTCGTGGTCGACACGACGGCGGACGGCGCGCCCGCCTGGGTGGCCGAGAACGGCCAGAAGCCCGCCGCGAACTTCGCCGAGCCCACGCCCGTCACCGAGGCGCTGTCCAAGGTCGCCATGCACTACAAGGAGACCGACGAGCTCCTGGAGGACGCCTCCTGGCTCGCCTCCAGCATCGACAACCGCGCGCTCTACCAGTTCGACCTCAAGGTGGACGCGGACCTGCTCAACGGCAACGCCTCCGGCGGCCTCAAGGGCCTGCTCCAACGCAACGGCATCCAGGCCGCCACCTACAAGGACGGGGGGCTCGCGGACGCGATCTTCGACGCGATGACCAAGGTCCAGGTGGGCTCCGGCTTCGCGGCCGACGCCGTCGTGATCAACCCGGCCGACTACCAGGGCCTCAGGCTCGCGAAGGACGGCAACGGGCAGTACTACGGCGGCGGCTTCTTCGCGGGCCAGTACGGCAACGGCGCCATCATGGAGAACCCGCCGGTGTGGGGGCTGCGCACGTGCGTGACGACCGCCGTCGCCGCAGGCACCGTGCTCATCGGCGCCTACCGCCTGGGCGGATCGGTCATCTCCAAGGGTGGGACCACCGTCGAGGTGACCAACACCAACGAGGACGACTTCACACACAACCGCATATCCATCCGCGTCGAGCGCCGCATGGGGCTGGCCGTGCGTTACCCCAAGGCGTTCGTGAAGCTCGCCAAGGCCTAGTTGGGCACAAGCCGGGGCCGCCCTGGGCGGCGGCCCCATAGGGGGTGACGCGGGGATGATCAAGGCATACGAGGTCGACGGCCTCGTCCTCCAGTTCGAGGAGGGCCTCCAGCCCGAGGGCGCCGTGGAGGTCGGCACGGCCGAGCGCGAGCGCGCCGAGGAGGAGACAGCCCGGAAGGGGCGCAGGCCCGCCAACAAGGCGTTGAGCGCAGGAGACAAATAGGAGGCCCGCATGGCAGAGCTGCTCACGCCCTGGGGCTACTCGGTCGAGGTAGGCGACGACGCGACCATGCCCCCACTGCTCGACGTCCCGGGGTTCCGCGAGATGACGGGAGGCCGGCTGGCGAGCGGCGACGACATGGTCCTGTCCAAGCTCAGGGCCGCGTCCTCGGCGGTGCGGGACTGGTGCGGCTGGCACGTCGCCCCGATCATGGCCTGCGTGTGCGAGATGGACGGCGGGTCGAGGACCCTCTTCCTCCCGTGCATGGGAGTCCGCTCCCTGGAGTCGGTGTCCGTCGGGGGCGAGGCGTGGGAGGGGTGCGAGTGGGCCGCGCGCGGCGAGCTCAGGCTCCCGCGCGGGACTCCCCCGCGCCTGCGCCTCGTGAGGGTCGCGTTCAGGGCGGGCTACGACGCGTCGGCCGCCGGCGCGCTCTCCCAGGTCGTGTGCCAGCTCGTCGAAAACGCCCTCGTCGCCACCCCCGGGCTCCGCGAGGAGCACGCGGGCGGCGTGGGGGCGACCTACAACCAGACGGAGAGCGGCGTCTCCGGCGGCGTGAGGCTCCTCTCGAGCGACCGCGCCGTTCTGGCGCCGTACCGCATCGTCACGGCGTAGGGGGGGAGGTCCCATGCTTCCAGGCTGGTGCGACGACACCATCACGGTGCTGAGGGCGCCCCTCGTCAGCGCGCGCGGGTCGAGGGTGAGGGACTGGGGGTCGGCGTCCTCCCACGAGGTTGCCGGCTGCTCCGTCCAGTACGCGGCGAGCGCGAGCGGGGACGTGGCCGCGAGGGCCCAGCCCGTCTCGACCACGGCGACGATCTACTGCCCGCCGGGAGCCGACGTGCGGGAGGGCGACCGCGTCGCGCTCGGCGGCGCGACCTTCGAGCTCGACGGCGCCCCGCTGCGCGTCAGGAGCCCGTTCGGCGGCCGTGACCACATCATCGTCAGCGCGACGGCGCGGAGGGGGTGATCCCATGGGAGCGAGGGTTCGGATCGAGTTCGAGAGCGACGGGTTCCGCCAGGTGCTGAGCGGGGACGCGGTCGGCTCGCTCGTCTCCTCCGTCGCGGCGGGCGTCGCCAGGGCCGCCCCCGGGGCGGAGTCGCGCGTCTTTGCCGGCGCCTACGGCGGCGGCCGCCCCATAGGCGTGGCCGTCGTGAGGCGACGCAGGTTCGCCGACGGCGGGGCGTTCCAGGCCGCCGTCAGGGCGCTGGAGGGGGCGGTGCACGGCTGATGGAGGTCTCGATAGACGTGGCGGACGCCATCCAGGCGGCGCTCAACGAGGCCGGGCACGGCGCCTCGGCCATACCGCTCCCCGGGGACTTCGAGGGGCGGCTCCCGTTCACCAGGGTCGAGGTCGTGGGCGGCACCCGCTCGCAGGTCGTGCTCGACCAGGTGAACGTCCACCTCGACACGTGGGCCGACACACATGCCGGCGCCGTCAGGGAGTCCAGCGCCGTCGCCGCCGAGCTCGTCGAGATGGCGGGCTCTACGCTCGGCGGCTCGCAGCTCTACTCGGTGAAGCTCGCGAGCCTGCCGCACGAGGACGCGGACGCCGACCACCCGAGCCTGCCCATGGCGTCGTTCATGGCCCAGGTGACCGTAAGGACAAGACACATCGACTAGGGGGCGGACATGCCACTCAATGCCGCGAAGATCTACGTCGGCCTCGCCGACCAATCCAAGACGACCGGGGCGCTCTCGCGCGGGCCGGTCATAGCCGAAATCCCGGAGACCATGGCGGACGCCCTCACGGCGATCGCCGGCTTCAGCAGCTCCGGGTACTTCAACGAGGACGGCGCGAAGCTGTCCACCGACCTGTCAACGAACAGCATCAAGGAGTGGAACGGCGCGAACGTCCGCAAGCTCCTCGACGACTTCAGCGGGACGATCTCGGCGACGCTCATCCAGTCGGACTACGAGGGCTGGTGCCAGCTGCTCGGGGAGGAGTCCGTCTCGAAGGTCGCAGCGACCAACGAGCACGGGGAGCAGCTGCACGTCAAGCTCGGCGCGCACCTGCCGAGGCCACAGGCGTGGGCGCTGCGCATGAAGGACGGAGACATGCGGATGCTCATACTCATCCCGAACGGGCAAGTCGCGAGCGGGATCGAGGTGACCTTCGCGGCGAACGAGGCCATCGGGCTCCCCATCGAGATCTCCGCCAACGACGACGGCACGGGCGAGTCCATCCACATCTACACCGACGACGGCCACAAGAGCAAGTAGGGAGGAAGGATGCCAGGCAAGATCATGTCCCTCGGCGACAGGTCAGAGAGGGAGGGGTCCCTGGAGGTCAACATCGAGGGAGTCGGGAAGTCCTACCGCGTCCCGCTGGCGGGGAGCCTGACGATGGGTGACGCCATGCTCCTCGGGAAGGTCGCGGGCCTCTCCAAGAAGAGGCGCAACAAGGGGTACTTCAACGCGATCTACGAGATCTTCTGCAGGTACATACCCAAGAAGTACGTGGACCGGCTCAGCATGCGGGACTTCGAGCGGCTCACCGACGAGTGGGGCAGGGCGTCGTCCGAGGACGGGGCGACCCCGGGGGAATAGCCTCCCTCGCCGACCTCGTCGCCACGCACGGTCCGGCCCTCAACTACGACCTCATGACGCTCGCGCGCCGCACGATCGACGACGTGGGCGGGACGCTCTCCTGGAGGGCGCTCCTTCACTTCGTCGGGGGACTTCCTCCGACCAGCAGGCTCGCGCGCGAGCTCGACCCACGGCTCGACTCCCTCGCCCCGTGGCTCGACGGGTCGATGGTGGCCCCGCTCGTCGCGGACCTCATCGACTGCACGAACCTCGCACGGTGGGAGTACGCGACGTCGTGCGTCAGGAAGGGCCAGCGCAAGCCCAAGGCCCCGAGGACCGTGCCGAGGCCGTGGCGCGGGGACGGCGGGGGGGAGATGGTGATCGGCAGGGACCCGATACCGATCAACGACTTCGAGCGATGGTGGGATTCTGCGGGAGCCTGACGGGAGGTCGCCATGTCGGCGGGAATAGAGGTCGCAAAGGCGTTCGTCACGATCATCCCCGAGATGAGCGGCATCCAGGGCAAGATTGCGGACGGACTCACCAAGGAGGCCTCCAAGGCGGGGGACCAGGCCGGCAAGGCCGTGGGCGACAAGATCGCCGAGGGAGCGGCCAAGGGTGGCGAGGAGGGCGGGTCCAAGGCGGGCAGGGGCCTGCAGAGGGGGGCGGCCTCCGCGTCAGACTCCGTCGCGAGGAGCGTCCAGGGCAAGCTCGGCTCGGCGTTCTCCAACGTTGGCACCGCCATCACCGCGAGGTTCGAGTCCGTGGGCTCCTCGATAGGAACGACCTTCTCCAGGCTGGGGAGCTCCATCGCGGACTCGTCGCTCGGGCAGGGCGTGCAGGGGGCGATCGCCAAGGCCGCCTCGGGCGTCGAGGGCGCGTTCGGCGCCGTGAGCGGGAGGGTGTCCGGCGCGCTCACGAGCGTCGTCGGCACCGTCAGGGGGGTGGGCGGGGCCGTTGGGTCCGCCCTCTCCGGCGTCGCCTCGCAGGTGGGCGGCGCCCTGGAGCCCATGGCCACGAGGGTCTCCGGGGCCTTCTCCGGCCTCTCCGAGAGGGTCTCCCCGGCGCTCTCGGGCATCGGCGAGAGGGCGTCCGCCGTCTTCAGGGGCGTCGGCCTCGCGGCGGCGGCGGGCGCGGCGGCGGCGGGCGTCGCCGTCGTCGGCATCGGCAAGCAGGCCTTCGACGCCTACAGCAGCTACGAGCAGCTGTCCGGCGGCGTGGCGAAGCTCTACGGGAACGCCGGGCAGAGCGTGGAGGAGTACGCGGCGGCGCAGGGGAAGGCCGTCGGCGAGGTCATCTCCGAGTGGCAGCGCAACGAGAGCGCCCAGCGGACCGTCATGGAGAGCGCCGCCAAGGCGTACCAGACGGCGGGCATGAGCGCCAACCAGTACATGGAGCAGGCGACGACCTTCTCCGCGTCGCTGATCAACAGCCTGGGCGGGGACACGCAGAGGGCCGCCGAGGTGACCGACGTGGCCATGAGGGCCATGTCCGACAACGTCAACACCTTCGGCAGCAACGCCGAGGACGTGTCGAACGCCTTCAACGGGTTCTCCAAGCAGAACTACACGATGCTTGACAACCTGAAACTGGGGTATGGCGGCACGCACGCCGAGATGGAGCGCCTCATCGCCGACGCGAACGCGTGGGGCGCGGCGAACGGTGAGGCCAGCAACCTCAGCATCGACAGCTTCGCGGACGTCGTGCAGGCCATCCAGCAGATACAGGAGAAGCAGGGCATCGCGGGCACGACGGAGCGCGAGGCGTCCAAGACCATCGAGGGCTCCGTCAACGCGGCCAGGGCGGCGTGGGAGAACTTCGTGGCCGGGATGGGATCCGACGACTCCGACATGGCGGCGCTGACCGAGAACCTGGTCGACTCGGTCGCGACGGCGGCCGGCAACGTCGTCCCGAGGATCGCGCAGATAGGCGGCACGATGGTGTCCGCGCTGCCGGGACTGCTCTCGCGGCTCGGGTCGAAGCTGGCGGAGGCCCTGCCGGGCGTCGTCTCCGACGCGTGGGAGGCGGCCTCCCGAGCCCTCTCCGGCGCCGGGATCCAGCTCCCCCCCATCGACGCGGGGCAGGTGGCGGGTGCCATGTCCCAGGTGACGGAGGTCCTGTCGGGGGCCGTCGGCAAGGTCCAGGAGATGCTCTCGGGCCTCGTCGGCGGCTTCATGCAGACCTTCTCGTCGCCCGAGGCCCAGGAGGGGGTCCAGCACCTCATGGAGGCGCTGCGGCCGCTCGTGGACGACGTGCTCTTTCCGCTCGCGGACCTCCTCGCGAAGTACGTCCTGCCGGCCGTCGGGCAGCTCGCCGGGTTCGTCGCCGGGACCCTGGTCGGCGCTCTCTCGGTCGTCGTGCCCGTCGTGACCGCCATCGCGTCCGGACTGGTCGCGCTCGTGGGGGCGCTCCTGCGCATCCCGGAGGCGGCCGGGTCGTCCTGGCAGTCGCTCCAGGACGGGGCGGCCGCCGCCGTAGGCGCCATCCAGGGCTTCGTCGCCTCCATCCCCGGCGCGGTCGCGGGCGCCCTGGCGCAGGTCCCGCAGGCCTTCGCGGACGCCTTCGGCGCGGCCACCGAGCCCGCGAGGCGGGCGGCCGACGCCATAGGCGAGGCGGTGTCGGGCCTGCCAGGCAGGATAAGGGACTGGCTCGCGTCGATCCCGCAGGCCTTCGCGGACATGTTCTCTCAGGTCCACGTCCCCACCCTGCACGTCGAGGGCGGCTTCAGCCTGGACCCGGCGAACTTCCGCCTGCCCGAGATCAAGTTCTACGCCACCGGCGGCTACGTGTCCTCGCCGACCCTCGCAATGGTGGGCGAGCGCGGCGGCGAGCTCGTGTGGCCGAGCTACGGGGGCTACCTCGACCGCTACGCGCGCGCGATCGCGGAGAGGATGCCCGAGCGCTCCGGCGGCACGACGATCAACATGGGCGGCGTGGTCGTGCGCGAGACGGCCGACGTCGGCCGCATCATGGAGGAGATGGAGCTCCGGGTCAGCCGGGCGGAGAGGGCGGGGGCGCATGGCTAGCCACACGGTGACCTTCGGCGGCATCGACCTCGGTGCGCGCGTGCTGACCGGGCCGGGCGGGGCGTCGTCGCCCGACGGCACCACGATAGTGGGCGGGCAGTCGCGGCCGATCCCCGAGCGCTCCGCCGTCGCGGTGGAGCTACCCGGGTCCGACGGCGAGCTCTTCGTCCGGCAGCGCGCCCGCCCGCTCAGGATGGTCGTGGAGCTCACGCGCCTCTACAGGGAGTCCCACGGGCCGGGCGGGGACGACGGCGGACAGGTGTGGCTCTCGTGCCTCAGGGGCATCCTCTCGGCTCCCGGCGAGCGGCGCCTCGCGTGCTCTGACCAGCACGGGGATTGGTGCCCCGCGAGGGTGGACGGCGAGTGCCCGGTGAGGGAGCTCCCCGACGCCCTCGTCGTCACCGTCACCTTCAAGTCGTCCGGCCCCTGGCTCTACGACGCGGAGCCGCACACGTACCGCCAGGGGTACATGACGGGCATGACCGTCTTCGCGACGGGCGGGGCGCTGCCCATGCTCACCTGGGAGGCGTCCGCGCCCGCCTCGGTCGTGCGCCTCGTGGACGGGGACGGGACGGCGCAGGAGGCGCGGGTCGCCGGCACAGGCAGGGTCGTGATCGACTCCACCGCCCAGACACTCACCGTGGGGGGCGCCCCCGCCACGCTCGGGCGCGACTCGTCGTGGCCGACCCTCATGGCGGGCCACACCTACACGGTGGAGGCCACGGGCGTCTCCGGCGGCGCCGGGGGCGTGCTCGTGGAGTACCTCGGGAGGTGGGCCTGATGGCGGCGTGGGACGAGCGGGGCCTGCGCGTCGTCCTCCTCGACAACGCGAGGCGGCCGCTCCGCGAGCTGCCGCCCGGGCGCCTCACCGCGTGCAAGGTGACAGAGGAGCTCGGCGGCGAGTCATCCCTCACCCTCTCGTGGGTGCTGGGGACCTCCGTGCCGGACGTGCGCGCCGAGTCGAGGGTGCTCCTGCGCGACGGCCGGGGGAGGTGGCGCGAGTACGTCGCCAAGGGCGGGGCGAGGGTCAGGACCTCAGGCCAGGTGCGCGAGGCGACGCTGCGCGCCGAGGCGTCCTGGCAGAGCGACGTCAGGCTCTCCGAGCCGATGCCGGAGGGCTCCTCGTGGGAGGGCGCCCCGGCCTCCGAGGCCTACCACGCGATCATGGCGCCCACCGGCTGGGAGGGCTCCTGCTCGGTGGGCGCGAGGGTGGGCTGGCTCGACGTCTCCGGCAAGGGGCGCCTTGCGGCCCTGAGGGCCCTCGCGGAGTCCGTGGGCGGCGAGCTTGAGCCCGCGCTCTCGCTCGGGCAGGACCTCTCGGTGACGGCGCAGTCGGTGTCGCTCGTGGCGCGCCTGGCGGCCTCGGTGCCCGCCGGCAGGCTCGACTGGGGCCTCGGCGCCACGGACGCCACGGTGGAGCGCTCCGAGGGCGACGTGGTCACGCGCGCCACCTTCCGCAGCTCCGTCTCGTGGGACGACTGGCCGGACGACACCGACGCCCACCACAAGGCCACGGTGAGGCCCGAACTCACCCGCGAGGACGCGGCCTCGACCGCCCGCCACGGGCACCTCGGCATGGCCAACTGGGACGCCTCGGACCACGACGTGGACTGCGTGGACCTCTACAACAGGTGGACGAAGGAGATGGACGACGCCTGGGCCAAGGCCCAGGCCGAGGCCGACGCCCACAGGGCCGCTTGGGACAACCTTGACAAGTCAGGCATGACCCAGGAGCAGAAGGACGCCGCCAAGGCGCGCCACGACGCCCTGGCCGAGGCCGCGCTGGAGGCCGGCAGGCTCGCCTTCCACGCGCTCTCGGACTCGCTCGCGGCCGCGATCGTGGCGCGCCTCGCCTCGGAGGGCGACCGGTGGCTCGCGCGCCAGGCGGCGATGCGGCCGACCTACCGCTACCGCCTCGCGCCGCACGTGGCCTGCGAGCTCGGCCAGGCCTTCGTCGTGCGCGACGACGAGGTCGGCGTGGACGTGGACCAGCGCGTCGTGAGCGTGGAGTCCGACGAGCTCGACGAGTCGGGCCGCGTGGCCACGCTCGGCGAGCCTGCCGCGACGCTCGCCTCGGCGCTGGCGCGCCAGCGCGACCGCCAGAGGGGCTTCGACAGGGCCCTCAGGGACGAGCGCGCCAGGGGCGCCGAGCGCGACCGCGACGCCAGGAACCAGGGCAAGAGCCAGGGCCAAGGCCACGACGACGTCACCCACACGCTGGACGGCGTGCGGATCACAAAGGGGACCATCGCCTTCACGACGGAGAAGAAGCAGCCATAGGAGGGGCCCATGAGCATCACGATGCCTGACGGCAGGACCTACACCTACCTCTCCGACGGCCTCATGGTCAACGGCAGGAGGGTCACCGAGGCGCGCGTCGACGGCGCCCTCGTGTACCCCAGGGACGAGTGGCCGTACTGGGTGCGCGGGACCTACAAGCTGAGGTCGCGCTCGTGGCCATACGTCACCGGGTTTCACCCGTCGTCCGGGCCCTATCTCGAGAGCATGGAGGCGACGGCCGAGTTCGAGCTGCGCTCCAGGCTGCCCCTGTACGTCGAGGAGAGGGTCGCGACCGGCGGGATGCGCTACCCCGTCGTCCACGCGACCGACACCTACGTCTACTTCGCCAGTCCCCAGGGAACCCGCAGCATGCCCGTCGTGGACGCGAGGCTGTCGGCCGAGAGCGAGTACAGGATCGCCAGGGGGGCGCACGTGCTGCGCCCGAGGGAGTCATCGTCCGGCCTCACGGGCGACTACTCCGTCGATCTGTGGGGGGTCAAGCTGTGGGGTTGCGGGGTCCCGGCGGCCGCCCTCGGGCTCGCCCTCGCGGGCCCGTCCGTGGCGTACGACCACGAGGGACACCAGCGTCGTACCCTCGTGGCGGTCCTCGCCTTCGACAGGGATGAGTACACGTCGACGGTCATGTCCACGACCCTCGAGCCGCAGAACCCGACGGGTGACAGGCACGTGCGTACCTTCTCTGACACGGCGCTCGGAAACTTCAGCCTCGGGTGCGCGTGGGCGGGCGAGGCGGTGTCGTACATGTCGACCTACATCCCCGGCCTGACCATCGCCCAGATGATCGAGGCCAACCCCTGGATCACCCGTGGGTGGCTCAAGACCCGCTGGGACTGCGAGCTCACGCTGGAGCACTCCCCCTCCCCGTGGGTGAGCGTCCAGGAGTGGGCCGACGAGTCGTGGCGGCAGGCCGACGCGCTCAAGCGCCTCCTGGAGGGGAGGTGACGGGCGAGGCCAGGACCCGCCTCGTGACGCTGGCGGCGTCCCTCGTGACCCTCATGGCCACGACGGCGCTCAACCGCGCCATCGCCTCACCGGAGGTCGCCGACGACGTGATCACCTACATGGTGGGGACCCTGATCGTCGCGGTGGTGTGGGGGGCGTCCAAGCTCGGCGAGCGCCACGAGGAGGTCATGGCGAGGCTCTCGGGGATGGAGGCCATGCAGCGGCAGGCGTCCCAGGCCCTGGCCTCGGTCATGAGGTCGGACCTCATCCACAAGGCGCAGAAGTACGTCTGGGAGCTCCGGTGGGCCACGCCGGAGGAGAAGCTCAGCTGGCACGCCGAGTGGCAGCAGTACCACGACCTCGGGGCCGACGGATACATCGACTCCATGGCGGAGATGGTGCTGTCGCTACCAGAGAGGCCCCCGAGGGACGACGGGGGGCGGGACCCCTGCCCCGGATAGGGGCGGGTCAACACGAGGCCGAAAGCGCGCCCTCAGGGGCGCAGGGAAGAAAGAGGTGTGTCACATGGACGACCATATGGACGACAAGGCGATCAGATGGCTGAGGGCGGCGGGGGTGCGCGCCCTCAAGACTGCGGCGCAGGCGGCCGTGGCCCTCATCGGCACGAACGCGGTCGGCGTGACCGACGTGGCGTGGGGGGCGGTCGCGGGGGCGGCGGCCCTCGCGGCGGTGCTCTCGCTGCTCACGTCAATCGCGGGGCTGCCCGAGGTCGAGGTGGAGGGGTGAGGCCCGAGCGCAGGTGCCCGCTCTGCGGCAAGCCGATGGTGCCGGTCTGCGGCGTCACCGACCCGGGCCGCGAGTGGACCCGATGGCACTGCAACCGCTGCAACCACGAGGAGACGGCACGCGGCGTCCGGGAGGGCGCCCTGCCGAGGGAGGAGGAGCATGCGTGGCATTGACGTGTCGAGCCACGACAAATGGCCTTTCAAGGAGTCAACGGAGGAGTGCTACAACGAGAGTGACTTCGTGATCGTAAAGGCCACTCAAGGCACCGACTATGAGAATCCCTACTTTCGACTGGCCATCGACCGTGCCATCGGAGACGGGAAGCTCGTCGGTGCCTACCATTACGCGAATGGCGGGGACGCGGAGGCTGAGGCTCGTCACTTCCGCGACATGATCTCAGACTATATCGGCACGGCAGTCCCCTGCATAGACTGGGAGGCCATGATCGGCGCCCAGGCCAGGAACCCCTCCTGGGGGGACACCGACTGGGTTCGCCGATTCGCGGACGCCTACCACGGGATGACCGGCACCTGGCCGATGGTCTACGTGCAGGCCTCCGCCATCTGGCAGGTGGCGAGCTGCCACCCGGACTGCCCGCTCTGGGTGGCGGGATATCGCTCCGACGACGCCACCTGGGACGTGCCCGGCTTCGCCTGGGACACCGACCCCTGGGACGGCTACGCCGTCTGGCAGTTCACGAGCGGCCACGAGACCACCGACCGCAACGTGAGCGACCTCACGCGCGCGGACTGGGCGCGCATGGCCGAGTCCTCAGAGTCCGTCGGCCGACGCCTGCGTGAGATGGTGGAGGACGGCGTCTGGTGGGTCGAGCATGGCAACTTGGGGTATGACCAAGGTGACCGAGACAGCTGGGTCGACTCCGGCTACCAGACGGGCACGGAGGTGGACTGCTCCTCCTTCGTCATCGGCCTCCTGCGCAAGCACGGGTTCGAGGTCGGGGACGCCAGCTGGACTGGCAACATGCGCGAGGAGCTGTGCGCCCACGGCTGGGAGGTGGTGCCCAACGACGGCAACCCCCAGCTCGGGGACATCCTGCTCAACGACGGGCACCACACGGCCATCAGCTGCGGCGACGGCACCATGATCCAGGCGTCGCGCGGCGAGGAGGGGCACAGGGTCAGGGGCGGCGAGCCCGGCGACCAGGACGGCCGCGAGACCAACCGCTCCCCGTACAGGGACTACCCCTGGGACTGCTACCTGCGCTACGGCGGCGGGCCTGACGCCGGGGGCACGTCCATAGACGTGGACGGGGACCTCGGCCCCAGGACCGCCCGCGCCATGCAGGTGGTCTTCTGCGGCCAGGACTTCGGCGACCGCAGGATATCGTCTCAGCCCCTCGCCGTGAGGCCGTTCTGGCCGAGCGACTCAGGGGGCATCGAGTGGCGATCGCCCGCCGAGGGGTCCCTTACCATCGCGGCCATGCAGAGGGCCGTCGGCGTGGACGACGACGGGTTCGCCGGTCCCGACACCACGCAGGCCCTCCAGCGCCACCTCATGGGCGAGGGCTACGACGTGGGCCCGTCCGGCGACGACGGCTACATAGGCCACGACTCCTGCCGGGCGCTCCAGAGCTACCTCAACGACCGCCTGTAGGCGAAAATCGTCCGTCCGCGCACAAAATCCGACCACCGTACGCAAAATCCGACCGACGGTACACAAAGTGGCCCCCATCTCCTGCGGGAGGTGGGGGCCTTTTTTCGTCTCTCGCCGTGCCTCGCGGGGGGCTATGCGACGTATCGGTCGAGGCGCTCGACCTCGGAGCGCCAGAAGCGGCGCTCCCGTACTTCTCCATGGTGCTTCCCTTCTTGGGGGCGGGGCAGTCCCGCCCCGATCCGTCTACTCGCCCAAGCCCTCGAGCAGTCTCTCGACCACTCGGGCTTGGGTTTCCCCGGTCCTCGCGGCCTCGCGCTCCAGCGAGCGCTTCGCCGCGAGGCTCACCCTCGCGCTTACGACGGCCTCGCCCTCCTCGGGCGTGCCGAACTCGGCCTCCCACTCGTCGGCCGAGATGTGGGTTTCTGCCCACTCTCGGGCCTGCTTGGCGGTGAGCGGCGCTATCCGGCTCCCGCCCTGGCTCCCGCCCTGGCCGTACGGCTCGGAGTAGGGCGAGAGGGGTCCGCCCTCACCGTGGAGGAAGTACTCCCCGGTGCGCTTGCGGTACAGCTGCTCGCTGTACCACTGGAAGTCTGTCACGCCGAACCCGGCCGGCGTGAAGTCCGTGCCCACGGGGGTGGCCTTCTCCGTGTCGTAGAGACGGCCGTTTATTATCTTTTTCATTTTTCTCTTCCCTTCCGGCGGCGGGGTGTGTCCCCGCCGCCTCGTTCCTTGCCTGTCTGACTACTTCGCGCTTCCCTCGAAGCGAGCCTGGTCGTCGAGAGCCTCCTCGAGCGTCATGGAGCCATAGCCCATGACGTCGACTATTACCATGGACACGAAGCGTGCCTGGTTCGGCATTAGGTTGAAATTCTTCTCGATGAGGTCGTTCACCTGCTGTCCGTCGTCCTCACTGACCTCTTCGTAGAAGTCTCCGCACTCGATCGTCCAGTCGTGGTCGCTCTTTTCGGTGTACTCGCCGACGATTCGAACCTTGACATCCTCTCCGCTTGCCAATGTGAATGTGTAGTCCTTCATGATGTCTCCCTTCTTGGGGCGGGGCCCTGTGCCCCGCCCGGTAATGACCTGCGAGTGTGGCTAGCTGCTGCGGACCTCGTCCACGAACTTCTTCGCCGCATCCTCCACCGCGACGCCATCCGTGCCCGCGTAGGTCTTGTAGTCGGTCCTGACATGCAGGGAGCCGTCCCTGATGTCGATCCAGATTTTGGAGTAGTGCAGCCTGCGGCCGTCGGCGTTGCTGACCGTCTTGCCCTGCCAGGTGGCGCTGCTGACGTTTCCGGTCTTGTAGTAGCTGACATCGAGGCCGATCAGCTCGGCGTTGATGTAGAGTCTGTCCATGGCTCCCTTGGTCCATCTCTTGGCTCCTGCGTCCTCAAGGGCCCTAATCTCGCGCTCGTCCATCATCTCTCGCTCCTCTCGTCTCGCGGGGCCTCTCCCCGCTGGCAATTACTATATTAGCATTAGTTGCTAGCAAGTCAAGCGATAGTCGAGAAAATGTCTAATTATGTATGAGCCGTGAAGATGGCAGCTGCAGACCCCGTCGCGAGTCCCAGCCGTGTCCCAAGACATGACATCACAGTGCACCACCGGCACATCTCGTGACAAAAGCCGCAGCTAGTTGCACCACAAGGCACCACCGGCACATGTGGCGCAGAGTGCGCCTCTCTGCGCCGCCGGGAGTCGGCGCAGGTGAGATGGGTCACATCATCTCCCCGAGTCCCAATGTGTCCCATCTTTGTCCCATCTTTGTCCCATCTGGCGCGTCGTATGGGTGCGCGGCATATGCCCCGGCCGCGATCCGCGCGTACTGGTCGGCGTCCGGCCGGTCGTAGTGCCGCCCCGTCACCCCCGGCAGGATATGCCCCATCATCGGCTCGATGTAGCGCGGCTCGACGCCCCAGTCCCACCGCATGTAGGTCTGCCACGAGCTCCTGAGCCGCGACGCGGGGTGCCTCGGCAGGCCCGCGCGCCCGATCGCCCCGTCGAGCTCCCTCTGGTAGCGCGCCTGCGTGACGGTGCCGCCGTCTGAGTCCCTCACGAGCCAGCCGGGACCCATGTCCCGCGCGATGGCGAGCATCCTCTCGCCTGCGGGCCCCGGCAGCACGACCGGCCGCCGGCTGCGCTCCGTCTTCAGGGCCTCGCTCACCCGGCGCCCCTGGTGGGCGAGCTGCCGCGCGACCGGCACCACCGCGACCGTCACCCCTCCCTCGTCGATCCGCGTGACCTCCTCGGCCCTGCACGCCAGGGACTCCCCCACCCTACATGAGCCGAAGGCGGAGAGGAGCACGGCCGGCTCGGCCCAGGACCCCAGGGCCGCGCCCCAGAGGGCGACGAGCTCGCCGAGGCTCCACACGCCCGCGTCGCCGCGCCTCACCGTCGAGGAGGGGGGCATGACGTAGCGCTCGCGGAACGGGTTGCCCGAGGTCACGCCGTACCTCGCGCCGTAGTCTCCGACGAGCCTGAGGACGCTGAGCGCCATCGCGGCCGACGTCCCGGCCATGCCGTCGAGCCACCTTTGCACGTCGAGGGGCCGCACCCGGTCCATCGGAACCTTGCCCCACCTGTCCCTGGCGTGCGCCGCCCAGACGCTCTCGTACCTCTCCAGGGACGAGGGCGCCATGTCGCCCGACTCCACCCGGCGGCGCCTCTCTGGCAGGTACCACGTCTCCCACGCCTCCCCCACCGTGGGGCAGGGCGCGTCCGCCGAGTGTTCCAGGCGGATCGCCGCCAAGCGGTCGTGGGCCTCCCTCCTCGTGCCCCTCACGACCTCGCTGCACCTGCGGTAGCCCTCGGGCGTCTCGGCCCACCACCGGAGGCGGTAGCGCCTCCCCCGGTCGATCTCCTGCACGCAGCCCCAGTCACTCCTCATCCGTGGCATAATGTAGTCGGCCTCCAATCCGTGGCCATCCCCCGCACGCGTCCGCCAAGATCTCGTGCGGGGGAATTCCTATCTTTCCCCCTCATGCACCCGGCCCGGAACCCGAGCCTTTGGCCGTCTTCGCGATGCCCCTCATCAGGAGCGAGATTCCCCCGCACATGAGCGCCATGACGATCACGGGCCTCACGTCACTGCCCTGAGAGAGCATCGACGGCACCGCCACGAGGCACAGTGCGGCGAAGAGGCCGGCGACCACCGCGACGATGACGAAGATGGCGCGCAGGATCGGGCCCATGTTCCGTATGTCTCTGTGCCCGACCTCCTCAAGCATTCTCACTTTCTCCCCAACCTCCCTCTCCCTTGCCTCGTCGTGCGAGAGCGGGGACCATGGAACCGGGGGAGACGGCTCCATGGGAGAGGGAACCATGGGGGACGCCGGCACCCTGACGGTCGCGCTCCACTCGCGCCTCTCGGCCAGATCAGGCCGATCGATCCGCATTTGCGCGAGGACAGCGGAAAGTGCGTGCATGCCGCCGACGAGCTCGACCAAGCAAGATGCCTTGCCGTCCTCTCCCATAAGAATCACCTTGCATCCGACCTCCTTGGGAAGGTCAGAGTCATCGGAGACCCCGAGGAAGCGTCTTACGTCACCCATCCCAGGTTGCGACAGGTGTGCGACCACGGACTCGCCCATTACCACGTCATAGCGCGGTGCGCCCGCGTTCTTCCCACGCGTCACGCTACCCATCCTGAGAGTCCCCGTTCCCGCGCCCCTTCTCCCTCCCCTGAGGAGCGCAAGGACACACCTGGTCGTGGCCTTGGTCTGCGTCGTGGACGGATGGCGATGTGCCTCCGTGTCGCCGCCGACGGCGAGCTTGACGTACTTCAGGTCGCATAGGAGTGCCCTGAAGCAATGCGCCGTCGCCCTCGCGTCCTCGGCGGCGTCATGCGCACCAAAGGAGTAGCCATAGTGCGCCGCGCACTCCACGAGCTTGGAGAACTTGTAGGATGACGACCCCGACCTCCTCTTGCCGTGAACCTTGGCGAACTCCCTCATCACGTCGAAGCCGTGCTCGACCCACGGGTTGGCGAGCACCCCGGCCGCGTGAAGGAACCTCGCGTCAAAGCTGCCGTTGTACGACACCGCGAGGTAGTCACCACTGAGGTATCCTGTCAGCCGATCGCGCAACTCCTCGATCCTCGGTGCCCCCGCAACCATCTGCGGCGATATATGATTGATCCGCTGGGCCTCCGGCCACGATCGCTTCCGAGACGGTCTCACGAGGGAGCTGACTAGCTCCCTGCCGTGTCCATCCACGACTGCGACCGACAGGATCTCGTCCCTAACAGGTGAGAGGCCCGTCGTCTCGGTGTCGAAAACCACAACCCTATCGAGTGGATAACCAGTGATGATCTCGCACATGTCCATCGCACGCTCTCCTATCTGACGACGTCCCTGTACGCCTGATGCCAAACGACCACGCCTAATATCTCGACCGGCTGGTCGTCTGGACCGATCACGATGTCCTCGTGTGACTCCGACCAACTGTCTGCCGAAAGCATTACCGTACCGGCTGACCCCCTGAGATAGACGTGCACGAAGCTCCCATGCGCGCCATCTCTCACGAGCACGGCATCATCGTTGCGCGGCTCCATCTCCGGATCGACTCCCAGCGCCGAGTCGGCAGGGAAACGTCTGTCCATGCAGGACCCGATACCGTGGACAACGAACATCCTCGGATGGTTGGCGACCACGAATGCGGGGACTTCCACCACCCTATCTGCCTCATCCTCGTCACCATCACCCATGCAGGTTACGCCGAGAACGTGCAACGGAACCGATGCCGACGACGGAACGGGAGCAGAGGCGTTGGCGGGCCGGGAATCATCCGCGACCACATCGGCTGTCGAGACATCGAAGAACATCGCTAGCCTCTGGACCATTCCCATCCTCGGGCTTGACCAACCATTCTCCCATTGCGTGACAGTGGATCGGGCCACGCCGAGTTTACTCGCGAGCTCGCCCTGAGTTAGGTGGCTTCGTTCTCTCAGTCTTCGTATGTTTGAAGAAACGGACATCCTATCTCCTTTAGGCCATCTTTTCGCAACATTTTATCTAACTTCGCTTGACAAGTCGAGGTTTGTTTAACTATCATCTGCAATATCGAGAGGAGGGAAAGATGCAGACTCTCAAGAAGATCCGGGAGGCACGCGGCGTCAAACAGAAGGCAGTCGCAGAGTATCTTGGGGTAGCGCGTCAGACGTACTGCCGCTATGAGGGGCAGCAGGAAAAGATGACGATAGAGCAGGCGAAGGCCGTTTGTCGTTTCTTGCACTGCGATATAGCAGATATTTTTTTGCCCGAGAAAGTCAATTAAACAAACCTCACAACCGCAAGAATTAATTAGATCAGAAAGGAACCAGACATGACCGAGAACCAGATGCCCGAGCTCTACGGAAACCACGACTTCGTGGTTTCCACGGACGAGGAGGGCAGGGCGTGCGTGCGGGAGTACGGCACGCCGAACATGTACACCCCTGGTGACCGCGCGGGCCACCAGTGGGACTCAGAGCGCCACCAGCGCCTTGCGGCCCCGTGCTACGAGTGCGACGCGCTCGTGGCGGCGCACGCCCGCGAGGCCTGGGTGGCGGAGGCCAAGGAGGCCTGCGTGCACTTCGGCATCGCGTAGCGCCAGGGAAGGACGCGAGCGCCCGGGAGGCGCGGCCGGCTCTCCGCACCGCGTCCGCATAGCGCGGGGGCGGACCGCAAGGGCGACGCCGGCAATCACTGGCGCCGGCGGGCACCTCCTTTCAGCCCCGAGGCCTCCCTGACCCGGCCGCGCGCCCCAGGCGCTCGCGAGAAGGAAGAGCGTGTCCCGCACGACGTGGGACACCGGACGAGAGGGAGGCTTTTATGGGCGAACACGGCGAGACGGTCTACTCGTGGCGCGTCAGTTGGACCGAGGGCGGAATTCGATGGCACGCGCGAGGCTTCCACACGCTGGACGCGGCGCGCGAGCATGGGGTGCGGCTCGTGGCCGACAACGAGGAGAACCCTGCGTTCGCGCTCTCCGCCGAACGGATGATGCTGGTCAACACCAGTGACTTCCTCGACTACGGGCTCAGCGCCGGAAGGGTGAGGCTCGCTCCGCACCTCCTGGGGACGGCCGGGGCGTTCGGCTAGGCGGGGCCGCACACGGATTGGAGGAGGAATGATTAGAGGAGGAATGAAGCGGATGGGGGATGCCGGCGAGCTCGCCACGTGGTCGATCGCCGAGGCGTCGAGGGTCACGAGGGTGCCCCTGAGGACGCTCTACGAGAGCGTGAGGGCAGGAGAGCTCAGGGTGATCGCACCCCACGGCGCCAAGAGGGGATGGAGGGTCCTCGACGCCGAGCTGAGGAGGTGGCTCGGATGCTCATAGACCGGCCGGATGCCCCGGTGATGGCGGCCCTGGTCGTCGCGGCGCTGATCACGCTCGTCCTGGCGATGGTCGCGTCATGATGGACCGGATCATCATCCCCGGGCGCCTCGTGGGGCTCAACGAGTACACGAGGGCCTGCCGCTCCCACTGGTCGAGGGGCTCCAGGCTCAAGCGCCAGCAGACCGAGCTCGTCGCCTGGTACGCGCGGGCGGCGGGGGCGCACGGACACGAGGGGCCCGTCGAGGTCACGTGCGAGTGGCACGAGCGGGACGCCAGGCGCGACCTCGACAACGTCGCGTTCGCGGCGAAGTTCGTGCTCGACGGCCTGGTCATGGCCGGGGTCATCGCAGGCGACGACCAGGCGCACGTCACGGGCATAGAGCACAGGTTTTCGCTAAGTCCCGACTGGCCGCGCGTGGTCGTGGAGGTCAGGGACGCGACGGGAGGAGAAGGAAGATGACGGCGGGGAGGCAGATCGACCCGATGACCACCGTAAGTCCGGAGGAGGCCGCCGAGATGGGGCTCAGGGTCCCCATAGGCCCCGATCGAACCGTCGGAACCGTCCCCTCGGGATGGACCGTCACGGTCAGCGGCCTCGACCGTCCCACGATGGAGCATGTGGTCGACCTCCTCAGGCAATGCGGCCTGAGGGGCACGAGGCGCCTGGTGAGGTGAGCGCCTTGCGAGTGGAGGTCCATGCCGACGCGTCGGGCACCTGGTGGTGCCGCCCGTACCTCGGCCAGGCGCGAGACGGCTCGGCCATCAGGCCCTACCGGGCCTTTCCGTCCGCCTCGTCGCGCGAGGAGGCCCAGGCGCTCGCCGAGGATTGGGCGGCGAGCCTCACCGCCGACGGCTCCGTGAGGAGCGCCCGGCTCGCCGACCTCCTAGACGACTACAACGACATGCGCGAGCGCAACGGCGCGAGCCCCAACAGCGTGCGTACCTGGCGCCTCTTCGCCCGCTACGTGCGCGCCCACCTCCGTGGCGCCCTGGCGCGCGACCTCACGGTCGCCGACATGGGTGACCTCGAGCAGAGGCTGCTCATGCCGAGGAGCGAGGGCGGGCAGGGGCTGTGCAGGAACAGCGTGCTCTGCGTGCACAACTACCTGCGGGCGGCGTACAACCACCTCGTGGGCGTCGGCGTGGTCGAGTCCAACCCCATGGTGCTTGCCGCCAAGCCGTCTCCCGAGCGGCACGAGGCCGCCTCGATCGGCGAGTGGGACTTCGCCAGCGTCCACCGAGCCATCGACGAGGCAATGCGAGAGGCCGGCGACGGCCCGAGGGACCTCCAGAGGGCGGCCTGCGCGCTGGCCGCCTGGCTCGCCCTGCACACCGGCGTGCGCGTCGGCGAGGCGTGCGCGCTGCGCAGGCGAGACGTGTCTCGCCTCTCGCGCTACCTGCACGTGGGCGGCACCGTCATCGAGGAGTCCGGCAGGGCGCCCTGGAGGCGGGACGTGACGAAGGGCAGGAGGTGCAGGAACGTGGCGCTGACCGAGGGCGACGTCGCCGTCCTGGAGGCCGCGATGAGGCGGCAGGACGGCGCCCTCGGCAGGCAGGGGCCCGACGCCCCGCTGGTCACCGCCGACGGCCGGATCATGCGCCCCACGACCGTGTCGGGCGCGTTCTCCCGCATGAGGCGCTCCCTCGGCCTGCCGCCGGGCGTGACGTTCCACTCGCTGCGCCACACCCACGCGTCGTGGTGCCTGGCGCACGGCGTGGACCTCAAGACGCTCTCGGAGCGACTGGGGCACGCCGACGAGGCGACCACGCTCAGGATCTACGCGCACGTGATGCCGGGGCGCGACGCCGCCGCCGCGAGGGCGTTCGAGGAGGCCGCGAGGATGGCCGCCGGGCCGTGAGGGGCACTGCCAGAAGTGTGCCAACGGCCCCTCGGGACGGCCCCCCGACGGGTCGGGTGTCGCGAGGTCAGGGGCCGAATCCGTGGCGCGTCGGCACGGGGCGCCAGATAAGAGGAAATTATCAGAACAATCATGACATGGAGGAAGGAAGACATGGGAGAGCGGTCGGAGGAGAGGTTCACGTGGTTCCCGAAGCTCACGGCGACGTGCGCCAAGGTGCCGGAGGAGCATCGCGGGAAGCTCCTCTGGGCGCTTGTCGTCTACGGCACGACCGGCGAGGAGCCGACGCTCGATTGGCCACTCGACGCGATCTTCGAGGGCCTTCGCGACGACATAGACAACTCGAAGCGCTCCATGCGCGCCGGTGAGAGGGGTGGCCGCGCCCGGCGCAGGCCCAAGGCCGACGTGGAGGAGGGCGCGTCCTCGGAAGGGGGGTCATCGGAGGAAGCCGAAGCCCCCTACGACGAGGGGGCGAAGGGGGGTTCGGAGGAAGCCGAAGCCATACCATACCAAACCATACCAAACCATACCAAACCAAAGAGAAGGGAGGGGGCGCGCGAACGGCGCGCGTTCACCGCCCCCTCCGTCGAGGAGGTGGAGGCCTACTGCAGGGCGCACGAGCCCCCGCTTCGGGTTGACGCCGCCCGCTTCGTGGACTACTTCGAGGCTCAGGGCTGGCGCCTGAGCAACGGCAACCGGATGCGCGACTGGAGGGCTGCGGCCCGCAACTGGTCGAACAGAGAGAGGCCCAGGTCAGGGCAGATGGTGACGGGTGGTGAGGTGGATGCGAAGTACGCCATGCTCTAGTGTCGTCTCGAGGGATGACCCCGAGGTCAGGGCCATCATCGAAGCGATCATGGAGTCGAAGGCGAGAAAGGCCGGGCTCACGGGGGCCTACCGGCACGCGGAGAGCGACCTCGGCCGGCGCGTGTGGTCCATGGCCGAGGGAGGTCGCGGCGCGTACCTCTGGGGCGAGCCGGGCACGGGCAAGACCTGGGCGGCCTCATGCGCCGTGAGGATGGCGATGGAGTCTCAGGACCCGCTGCGCCCCGTAGCCGCCAGGATCGTCTCGTCCAAGCGCCTCCTCGACGACGTCAAGGCCGGCTATGACGGCGGCATCCGAGGCGCCTTGGAGGGCGCCCGCACGATCAGGCTGCTCGCCCTAGACGACCTCGGCGTCGAGAGGCCGACCGACTGGGCTATCGAGACCCTGGCGGAGCTGATAGACGCCCGCACGATGGCGGGCCTGCCGACCATCGTGACCAGCAACTACCGGATAGGGCAGCTCGCCTCGCTCTGGGGCGGGATGCCCGGCAAGCGCACGGCGTCGAGGTTGGCCGGCGCCTGCGAGGCCATCGAGGTCACGGGACGTGACAGAAGGTGGGAGTGACATGACGAGAGACGGACAGAGGGAAGACGAGGCCGAGATGGTGACGGAGGCGGGCAAGGCTCACGCCGGGATCGACCCGGAGGTCATCAGCCTCGCGAGCAGTCTCACGGAGGAGGGAACGCGGGTGAGGGCGATCTTGGCCCAGAAGGCCATGAGGAGGACGCAGGCGATGGTCAGGGACGACACGCACGAGGGGAAGGTCGCCTACCGCATGGAGGACGACCTCGACCTCCCCCGCGAGATCGCGGATGCGCACGGGCGCAAGAGGCTCCTGCACGCGATCAGGGAGAGGCTGGGACCCGTGGCGGACGTGGCGCGCCAGCTGGAGGAGCTCGCCGACTGCGCCCACGCCTGGGAGGGGGTCCGCGTCGCGGCGGGGGACCTGAGGGGCATGGCCAGGGACCTGCACAAGGCATTGAGGGGAACGGGGGTCGAGAGATGAGGTACTGGGTGCACGCAGACACGTTCGATGTCGGCGACCTCAGGGAGAAGGCCACGAAGCCGCTTGAGGAGGCGGCAGAGGCCTGCGAGGCCGCGAGGGCGTGGGGAAGGGCGACGGGGGACGCGGCGCCCCTCATGCGCCTGCACGCCCTCACGGAGTGCTGCGACGTCATCCAGGCGGCGCTCAACCTCGCGGCGGCGCTCGGCGCCACGCAGGCTGAGCTCGACCGCGCGATGGAGGACGTCAGGCGGGCCAACGAGGAGAGGGGGCGGTACCGGTGACGCCGCAGGAGGAGCTCGCCAGGCTGATGGCGGATAACCCGGGGCTGCCCGTCCTCAAGATGGGCGGGGACGGCACCGGAGAGGACGACGACTGGTACGTCCTGGAGCTCGCGGGCGCCCGCCTCGGCAGGTGGTGGTCGTATGACACGCGGGTCTACGACGACAGGGACGACGTGGTGGACGCCCTCGTCGAGGACGGCATGGCGGAGGCCGAGGCCGAGGGGGAGGCCGACCGCCTGCCCCACGGCAGGTGCATATGGGCGCACATGGAATACGCGAGACTTGGGGAGGGAGACGGCGATGGGATGTGACGTGTACGAGGCCAAGTGGGTCAGGTGCCGCAGGCCCCACCGGTGCTACTACTGCGAGGAGACGATCGCGGCCGGCGAGGAGGCCCTGCTGGAGCACGGGATAGACGAGGAGGGACCCTTCTCGCGCCACGCGTGCCTGGATTGCGCGTTCTTCATCGATGGCTTCTGGGAGGACTGGCACGACGGCGAGAGCGGGGACGTGCAGGGAGAGTTCGCGCGCTACAGGGAGGTCGTCCGTATGGAGGCGCAGGAGTGCGCCGAGATGGCCGAGGCGATGGAGGAGGGCAGATGAGGGAGAGCCTATACGTCCCCTGGGAGGACGAGCACGGCAACGTGGCCTGGCACGTCGAGCGCATAGCCGACTCACTCTCCAAGAGGACGAGATACACGAGCGAGCAAATCCGGGAGGGTATCTATCGCCTCCTGGGCTGGATGTACGAGGAGGGAAGATGAGTGACGAGAGGCGCGAGGTGGCAAGGAGGCTGCGGGAGTACCCCGTGCACCCGGCCGTGGGCGGGAAGGGTGGCTCCCCGCTCAGGGCCCTGGCGATGCTGTCCGGACTGCTTGACGCCACGAGACTCAGGCAGGACGAGCCGGCGCGGCTCTACGGACGGCTCGTCGACCTGATAGACCCGACGTGCCACAGGGTCGTGGAGGACGAGACGCAGGTGTGCTCCGAGTGCGGCGAGGACCTGGACGAGGGGTACGGATGGGAGTTCTGCCCCTCCTGCGGCCGACGCGTCGTTGACGGGGGTGGGGAGGATGCCTAGGTACCGCAAGAGACCCGTGGTCATCGAGGCGTTCAGGCTCGGGCTCGGCACGATGAGGAGGCACGACTACCCGACGTGGTTCGCCGACGCCATGGAGGACGGGAGGGCGTACCAGAGGAAGAACCCTGACTATCCAGTCGAGTGCTCCATCAGGACGCCAGAGGGTGAGATGGACGTCAGCCTCAACGACTACATCATCCGTGGCGTCAAGGACGAGCTGTACCCGTGCAAGCCAGACGTGTTCGAGGCGACCTACGAGGAGGTCCGGGATGAGTGACGAGGAGGCCTACAAAGCCTGTGGGCTGAGGCCCGCGTGCGGGGGCATGGGACGCAAGGAGATCACCGCTCTGCTGTCGCGGGAGCTCGTGAGGTGCCGGCTGGAGCGGCGCAACGCCTACGCCTACTGGGCGCATGAGGTCGAGTTCTACAACGGCATGGCGCACGAGCCGCGTGTGCGCGTTGACTTCGTCCAGTTCGAGCCCTACGGATCGCACTCGTACACGGACGCCGCCCACGTGGAGCGCGGCACGTTCACCTTCTACGAGGTCAAGAGCTGCATGGACGACCTCAGGAGCGGGCACGGGCTCAACTTCTTCGGCGACGTGAACTGGGTGGTCATGCCCGTGGAGGTCCTGCGGCCGTACCTGCTCGCCCGCACGCACCAAGGCGCCTCCGACACCGGCTACGATCGGGGGCTCGTGGAGGCCACGACGCACGCCAACCCGCTGGTCTATGGCATAGGGCGCAACGGCTGGGCGACCTTCAGGGAGGTCAAGAGCGGATACCGCAACGACTGGGTCACGAGGGCGCGGCCGGCATCCGAGATCCTCATGTGCATGATGCGGGCCATGGTGGCCAACAGCGGGCACTCGGAGGTCGACCACCCCGTCGGGAGGGGTGGTGGCCTGTGACCGAGAGGCCGCGCGTCAGCGCCACGGATGCCACGGACATGGGCAGGACCGCGCACCGCAAGCTCGTGAGCTACGGCACCGGCGCGCGGCGCTGCAACTGCGGCGCGTGCAACTGGCTGATTGACCCCTACGACGCCTACTGCAGGCGATGCGGCGCGCGCTTCACCGGGACGGACTGCCGCCGCGCCGAGTACGGGGTGGTGGATGAACGATGACCGAGCTTCGCGTGCGCGAGGTGAAGGGGTCCCGCAAGGCCCACGTCTGCGACTGGTGCCTTCGCCGAATCGAGCCTGGGGAGCCCTACCGCTACAGCTTCGTCACGGACGGGGGCGACTGCTACTCGTGGCACGAGTGCCGCGACTGCACGCCATACGTGCAGGAGCTATGCGCGGAGGACCCGCAGCACGCCCAGGACCTCGGATACACCACGAGCGAGTACATGGAGTGGATGGAAGAGAGGCACCCAGGCATTCTCCCGCACAAGAAGCCAAATGTCCGAATTGCGGGAGACCAGCCACATACGGGGGCGGGGGGAATGAGGGAGGAGCGGAATGACAATCTATGACGTCATCAGAGCGTTCTTCTGTGCTGTCGTGGCGTGGGTCTACGGGCGCTATATAGGTCTATACCTAGGCATAGGAATGGGGTACAGGAACGGGCTTATCGACGGCACGAGGGTCAATGTGGTCGCGTACAGGAGGTTCCACGACGCTATGCGCGGCCTTGGATGGGAGATGGGATCGAGCGATGATGACGAGTGACGAGCGCCGTGCCATCGCGGCGAGGGCAGACGAGGTTATGTTCGACATGGGCAGCGACGTGCGCGACGTGATGAGAGGCCTGCTCCATGTCCTCGGGGTCGAGATCGAGGGGTTGTCGATGTGGTCCACGGATGGGCACTGCGCGCTCGCCCGCATCCGCGAGCTCTGCGAGCTGCCTGACGACTGGTACGTCGAGAGGGGCGACGAGGAGCTGGCCGCCCACGGGCTCCTGCGGGCGCCCAGGGACGCCGACGGCGCGCCGATACTCCCGGGCGACATGCTCGAGACCACGCGCGGCGGGACCGAGGTCGGGGAAGTGACCCACATCGAGTACCAGGAGGGGGCCGTGATGGTGACCATCGGCTTCGAGTGCGACTCAAGCGTGACGGACCTCGCGCGTCACTTCCGCCACCGCCTCGACACGTGCGCGTCACTGGCCGACGAGATAGACCGCTGGGTGGACTCCGAGCAGGACCCGGACGAGCCCTACAAGCCGCTTCGGTCCATCGCCCGCCGCCTGCGGGAGATGGGAGGGGACGCGAGATGAGTGACATCGAGGGCAAGCTCGTCTTCCTCTCGGGTCCGATCACGGGCCTGGCGAGGGAAGACGCGTGTCAGAGGTTCCTGGACGCCGAGATGACATGCATCGGCGTGGGTGCCAGATACGTCTTCAACCCGATGGAGCGCGTGGCTGCCTACCTCACCCACGAGGAGGCCATGCGCGTGTGCCTGGGGGAGCTGGCGGCGACCTTGATGGGCCACTCCACCGAGTACGACCTCCTGGTCTCGCTGCCCGGCTGGGAGGGGAGCGCGGGCGCGAGGCTTGAGCGAGCCGTTGCCGAGGCGATCGGCATCCCCTGCGCGGAGCTGGGCGAGCTGGGGGGCGAAAGGAAGTGAGTCGTGAGGTACGTGAGCGTATTCAGCGGGATAGAGGCCGCGAGCGTTGCCTGGATGCCGCTCGGGTGGGAGCCGGTCGCATTCTGCGAGTCGGCCGCCTTCCCGGCATCCGTCCTGGTGCACAGACTTCCCGGCGTGCCGAACTTCGGGGATGTGAGGGAGGTGGCGTGGCGTGAGCTTCGTGGAGTCGCGGACGTCGTCGTCGGTGGCAGCCCCTGCCAGTCCTTCTCCGTCGCGGGGAGGCGCGAGGGACTCGGAGGGGAATCCGGCCTCATGTGGGAGTACGTACGCTGCGTTCGCGGAGTACGTCCTCGATGGCTTGTTTGGGAGAACGTGCCCGGGGTGCTCTCGTGCGCGCGCGGCGAGGACTTCAGACGCCTGCTCTCTGCCCTGGCCAAACTCGGGTACGGCCTGGCTTGGAGGGTGCTGGACGCGCAGTACTTCGGAGTGCCCCAAAGACGTCGCCGCGTCTACCTTGTCGGACGTCTTGGAGACCCAGAGAGTCCCGCAAAGGTACTACTTGAGCCCTCGTGCATGCAAGGGAATCCTGCGAAGGGCGAGGGAGTCGGGGAGGCAGATTCCAGAGGGACTGGAGGAGGCCCTGGAGACGGCGTCGAGGTCGTCGCCTTCGCCGCCAACCAGCGGGGCGAGCTGAGGCTCGACGGCGGGGACGGGCGCACGGTGGGGGCGATCAACTCGCAGAGGGGCGGCAAGCAGGCCCAGGGAATCTGGTGCCGTGCGGGAGAGCATCGCGGTGCTGAGTCGGCGCTCGACGTCTCCCCCACCGTGCTCGCCGGGCATCACCCCCTGGTCGCGCTTGAGCCGCCCAGGTGGCTCACCCCCGTCGAGTGCGAGAGGCTCCAAGGGCTGCCGGATGACTGGACTCGCGTCCCATGGAGGGGAAAGCCCGCCGAGGAGTGTCCCGACACGCATCGGTACCGGGCGATAGGAAACAGCATGTGCGTGAACGTGATGAGGTGGATTGGGAGACGGATGCGCGAGTGCGAGGAGATGGCCGGGGTCGAGGCGACGATGTTGTTCGGGACGCCTCATGCCCACTCGAACCTACTCGAACCATCTCGAACCGACCGGGCGATCGGCTCATGAGCGAGTGGGTACGGGCGAGGGACCTCATGGAGGCGGCGAGGCGCTCGGCGATCGAGGCGGAGCGCACGAGGCGGGCACTCGAGCGCATGGCCTCCAGGGAGGGCCCGCGCGCGCAGTCGTACAGCCCCGGCACGTCGCCGGGGCGCGTCGCCGACCCCATGGCCGCGACCGACGAGAGGATGGACTACGAGGCCCGCATGCGCTCGCGCGTCGAGGCCGACTACGCCATCATCGACGAGGCATGCGACGTCATCTACGGCTCCGACCAGACGGGCTCGGGCGGCGTCTGCTCGCTCTTGGGCTCGGCCTACGCCGACTGCCTGTGGTGGCGCTACTGCGCCGCCGCGACCTGGGCCGAGGTCGCCGAGGGCTGCGGCATGAGCGAGCGGTGGTGCCGCGACGCCGTCTCGGTGGCCTGCGACGCGGTGGACGCCTACGGCGTCGGCAGGGTCGTCGCCGGCCTCGGACTCGCCGAGGGCTAGAAAATTGCCGGGTCGTGCCGGGTCGTGCCGCCCCGTGCCGGGGAGGACGTGGTACAAGGGTATCGTGGGATCTTCGCGGGGGCCTCAAGGACGGGCCCCCGACTCGTATGGAGGCGATGCGGCATGACGATCCGGGAGATCGCCCTCATAGCGGCCCGCCACTCCACCCGCGTGGCCTACGCCATGCGCGCGGCGCTCCTGGCCCTGGGCGTCGACGCGGACGCCCTGGCCGTGGCCGAGGCTCGCTACGGCGGCGTCGCCGAGTGCGTGGCCAACCGCGTGAGCCCGCTCGACGCCAGGGCGGCGAGGCACCGTGGCCGGTGAGCGCCGACGGCGCGGCAGCGCGCGATGGCTCAAGACGAGGGCCAGGGCGTTCGACCGCGATCGCAGGTCGGGCGCGAGATGCTGGATCTGCGGGCAGCCCATCGACTACTCGCTGGGCGTCAGCACGTGCGACGAGGCGTGGGAGGCCGACCACTACCTCCCGGTCAGCAGGCACCCCGAGCTGGAGTACGACGTCACGAACGTCAGGCCGTCGCACCGCAAGTGCAACAGGAGCCGCAAGGCCAGGGCGGGGATGGACGCCATCGGAAGGCCGAGCCGCGTCTGGTGACCCGGGGGGTGTCCGGATCTTGGGGTCCGGCCGCCCGAAGGCTCTCCGGCCGCGAGCAGCGATTTCCCCCTCGCGGCCCCGTGGACTGGGGTGGAGTTGACGCGACCGCCCCCGCGGCGTAGCGTATGAGGATTCGGCCCGGGAGGTCCGGGGCGGAGGGGAGGCGCGGCATGGCCACGACGAGGGGGCGTCACTCACGCGCGCCCGCCAGGCCCGACAGGGAGACGGAGCTGCGCCGCGACGAGATCGTCTCGGACCTCGGGGAGATGGACGACGCGAGGCGCGACCTCGTCATGCCGGTGGCCACGGAGGTCGCCTGGCTCGAGCGCAGGCTCTCGGCGACGCGCCTGGACCTAGCGGGCCAGGGGGTGACCGTCGCCTACGACAACGGCGGGGGACAGTCCGGCATCCGCAGGAACCCGGCGTTCGAGGGGTACCACGCGCTGCTCAAGTCGTACGTGCTGGCGCTGCGGGCCCTCAGGGACCTGGCCGCCGGGGAGGCGGGGGGCTCCGAGGGCGAGGTTGGCTCCCTGGCCGACATGAGGCGCGGGTCGCCCCTGTTCAAGGTGGTGTAGCCCATGGGGCTCGTCGGGCACGAGGAGCCGCGCGTCTTCACGCCCCCTCTCCGCGAGCTCACCGAGGGCACGAGCCTCGGCTTCGACGTCATCAGGTTCGCCGACGGCGTCCTGCGCGTGGACCTGCTCCCATGGGAGAGGTGGCTCCTCGTGCACGCCCTGGAGGTGGTTGGCGACCTCGACGGCGAGTGGTCGCTCAGGTTCCGCACCGTCGTGGTGCTCGTGAGCCGCCAGAACGGCAAGACGCTGGTCACGACCGTGCTCACGCTCTACTTCCTCTACATGCTCATGGTCCCGCTCGTGATCGGCGTCGCCCAGGAGCTCGACCAGGCGGAGGAGGCCTGGCAGGCTTCCGTGGACGCCATAGAGGCCAGGCCCGAGCTCAGCCGCGAGGTCGCGGGCGTCAAGTACGGCAACAGCGGCAAGAGGCTCCTCCTCACGCGCGGGAGGCGCTACATCACCAAGGCCGCGACGCGCAGGGCCGGTCGCGGCAGGCGCGCCCAGCTCGTCATCATCGACGAGCTCCGCGAGCAGACCACGTGGGACGCCTGGGACGCGATCTCCGACACGACGCTCGCCCAGGGGATCGGGCTCCTCTGGTGCACGTCCAACGCGGGCGACCCGCTGTCCGTGGTCCTGCGCCGCCTGAGGTACCGCGCGCACCTCGCGATCGGCGACCCGGACGGCTGGTGCGGGCGGGTCGGTGACTCCATGGAGCTCGCCCCGCCCGGCGCCGACCTGCCTGGCGACGACACGCTCGGCCTCTTCGAGTGGAGCGCGAGGCCGGACCGCGAGCTCTGGGACGCCGAGGGCATGCGCGAGGCCAACCCCTCGCTCGGCCACGGCTTCCTCACCGAGCGCGCCCTGGTCTCGTCCATGAGGGGCAAGACCGAGCGCGGGGCCAGGACCGAGAACCTGTGCCAGTTCGTCGAGGCGGTCCGACAGCCGCCGTTCCCGCCCGGGGCATGGGAGGCCGGCACCGACCCCGAGTCGCGGATCGCGCCCGACTCACCACTCTGGTTCGCCGTGGACGTGAGCGCGGACAGGGCGTTCTCCTCGATAGCCGTCTGCGGCCTCAGGGCCGACTGGGACTGGCACGTCGAGCTCGTGGCCTACCGGGCCGGGCTCTCGTGGCTCGTGGACTGGTTCCGCGACCGCGCCGACCCGGCGAGCCCCATGAGGGTCGCCCTCCAGGGCAGGGGCGCCCCGGTGACCTCGATGGCGGACGCGATAGGGGCCGTCCACGGCGTGGAGGTCTTCCCGATCGTCGGGGGCGACGTCGCGGGCTGGTCCGGCCGCCTCTGGGACGCCGTCGCCGCGCTCGACCCCGCAGGCTCGGGCGGCGACGCCACGCCGGTGCGTCACAGGCCCCAGCCGGCGCTCGACATGGCCGCCAACGTCGCCGTGACGCGCCCCATGGGGGACGGCGCCTGGGCGTGGGACAGGAACCGCAGCCCCGAGGACATATCGCCCCTGGTGGCCGTCTCGTGGGCGTACGGGTACGCCACGCACGTCGGGGACGACGGGCCCGCGCCGAGCGCGTACGACGACCACGACCTGATGATTCTCTAGGGAGGCGCGCCCATGTCGCTGTTGCCGATGTTCGATCGCTTTCGCCGGGGCAGTCGGCAGGTGGTCGTCTACGTGGGCGGCCGCTCGCGGGACGCCGTCCTCGGCATGTCCCTGGGCAAGGTCTACCGGACGCAGCCGGAGCTCCAGGCCGTGGTGTCGTTCCTGGCGTCGAGCGTGGCGCAGCTCCCCCTCAAGTGCTACCTGAGGGAGTCCGACGGCGACCGCCCGCGCGACACCGAGGGCGTCCTGCCGACCCTGCTCGCGGCGCCGGGCGGCGGTGTCACGACCTACGAGCTCGTGCTCTCCACGGTCTCCGACATCTGCCTCTACGGCCACGCGCTCTGGTACGTGATGCCGAGCGCCGAGGCCGCCTCCGGCTTCGAGCTCAGGGACATCCCGGCCGCCTGGGTGAGCTCCATCAAGACGGCCGACGGGTTCTCGCCCTCGTCCTACGTGATCGACAACCCGGACACGGACGCGCCCCCGGTCGCGGCCGACGCCGCGTCGTTCGTGCGCTTCGTGACCTACAATCCCGGCCACCCCACGGTGCCGCTCTCCCCGGTCGAGGGCCTGAGGCAGGTCCTCGCCGAGCGCGCGAGCTCGCGGGAGTACCGCAGCAAGGTGTGGAGCAACGGCGGGTGGTTCTCTCGCTACATCGAGAGGCCCGCCACCGAGGCCGAGTGGGGCACGGAGGCGCGGAGGCGCTTCGCCGCGAGCATGAAGCACCACTTCTCCGGCGGCGAGGGCACTGACTCTGGCGGGATCCCCATCCTGGAGGACGGCATGAGGTTCGTGGAATCCGCGATCAACGCCAAGGAGGCGGAGTGGGCGGAGTCCATGCGCCTCACGCGGGAGGACGTGGCGGCCGCCTACCACGTCGACCCGTCCATCGTGTGGAGCAGCGACGGGCAGACGTACGCGAGCGTGCGCGAGAGCGCCCGGTCCCTGTACGCGGACACGCTCGGTCCCCTGCTCAGGCTCGTGCAGGACGGCATCAGGTCAAAGCTGGTGCCCATGATCGGGGCCGACCCGAGGAGCTACGCCGAGTTCGACATCACGGCCAAGCTGGCGGGGAGCTTCGAGGAGCAGGCGTCGGTGCTCTCCACGAGCACCGGGGGGCCGTGGATGACGCGCAACGAGGCGAGGGCGAGGCAGAACCTGCCGGCCGTCGAGGGCGGCGACGAGCTCATCGTGCCCATGAACGTCACCGAGGGGGGCCTCGCCTCCCCGACGGACACGGACCCGACGCGGGCGTACTCGGCGCGGCCCATGGCCAAGGCCCTCCCCTGCCCGCCTGGGAGACGGCACGGGGCGGGGTCACCCAGGCTGAAGACACGCCCCAGGGAGGGTGACGTCGAGAGGGTCGAGGAGGTCCTGGAGGCCTTCTATCGCCGGCAGGGGGCGAGCCTGGCCGACAGGGTCCTGCGCATGGACGCGGCGGACATCGTCCTCGACGCCGACGCGGACTGGCTCGACGTGCCGCGATGGACCGACGAGCTCTGCGACGACCTCTTCGACGCCGTGTCCAGGTTCGCTCCGGCGTGGGCGGCTGATGCGATGACCTCGCTGGGGGCCGATGCCGGCGACCTGGACGAGGACGCCGTCCTCGCCGAGGTCCGCAGGCTCAGCCGCTTCCGCGCAGCCGACATCGTCCGGTCCGCCTCGGAGGGGGTCGTCAGCGACCTGGGCGACCTCGACGAGCTCACGCCCGGGGCCGCCAGCGAGGCCATCGAGGCCACGACCAGGAGGCTCATGGCGTCGCGCGTCGGGCGCAACGGCAGGTCCATCACGTCTGCCGCCGCCAACGGCGCGACGGT